TGAAATCACCTCTACTATAAAATACAACGGATTAAGCAAAATGTAAATAGCATAAAGCGATGTTAATAATTTATTTACAAATATCTTAAAGAAAACTCTTTACAACATTAAGCGATTGCTGTATAATAACATTGTAAACAAGAGAACAACACAGAGCCAAACGGCAGAAAGGACAAACACCATGGAAAAGACAGCGGTTATCAAGAAGCTTGTAAAAGCTGGCTTTGGACTTCCGAAAGCGATCAAGATTTATAACGAGCTGAGCAGCAATTGATTTTACGAAGTAAGCAACAAAGAACTTGCTGAGTATATCAAGAAAAACGGAATCTAAAAGGAGAAACACCATGACGAACGCAGACATTATCTTCAGAGAATCCCAGCAGCTCGCCAAGAACGGCGTGATCGAATACACTGGGAAAGTGCTTCAGTTCAAGGACGATGCCGGTAACGTGATTGAGGTTCACGAAACCGAGCCGATCCACACCTACAACGCTTGGAAGTCCCTTGGCTTTCAGGTACAGAAGGGTCAGAAAGCAGTTGCTCAGTTCACCATCTGGAAGCACTGTAACGGCAAGGTCGATGAGGAGACGGGCGAGGAGAAGCCCGGAAAGATGTTCATGAAGAAGGCGAGCTTCTTCACAGCAAGACAAGTTCAGGCAATAGCTTAAACAATACGCTGACCTAACGGCGAGACGGGGAGAAAGGACAACAGCATGGAATTTAAATACGGCATGAGACTCAGAGGTTTTTCGATTGGCTGTCAGCCAAGAGATGGCTTCATCAGAAGGGAGGACGATGATAGCGGCAAATATCACGACCTCATCATTTACGACAGACCGCTCACGGTCGAAGATGTTCGCAACTACGATCTTGACAGGCTGTTCGGTTATACCGACATCAAGAACCAGTGTCAGGAAGAGTTCAACAAGCTCCCGTTCTTCTATGCGTTCTCCGACAAGCAACTTGAAGAAGAGCTTGCGAAGCGAGGGTTAACACTGAGCAAGGACGATCTGAAGAAGGTATCTCGGCTGAGTAGTGTTCCGGGAACGTTCTTCCTCAAGGAAGACACTCCGATTCTTCAGGAGTATTACAACAAGCCTGATCCCATGGACGAGCTGATGAAAGACCCCGGCTTTGCTGAGACTGCATTTTATTACGAGATGGGAAATCATGAGTATCACATCAACTGGCAGGCAGATTGGGATGTATGCAGTTGCTTCGGGAGCTGTGAGTACGAAGAGGAGAAAGACTACACCGACTATCTGAAAGAGATCGGATTCGGAAGCGAAATCATCTTGGCATACAAGAAAGCAAGGGCAAGGTTCTTGCATGATGCGGATGAGAATGGGTGGTATTGATATGATCTGCAAAGGCAAGAAGATTGAAGTCAACGGCTTCACATGGTACTTCCAAGAGTTCATCGAAGGAGACAAGCACGAGTTCAACCTGTACGATTCCGATGGTGATTTCGTTGCTGAGTTCGACAGCATGGAAGAGATGATGAGATTCGTCCTGTAAATGCAAAAAACGTGCAATAGACACGCAAGAAATCAAGAGTTATAATGCGATTATCAAGAGCTGCCTAATTCGGGCGGCTCTTTTTATATGCTTCTTCAGGTTTGTCATTTTAACGGACACCTCCTTTCTGTCATGACCGCTGGCAACTGCTGCTTACTTTTTCACAGATCGTTGTCGCACTGCACAAGCGGTGGCGTGGAAATCGCCGATGCCCGGATAAGCTGTACTGTGATGCAGTTCCGGGTTTTATGCTATCTTAGCTCAGTTGGCAGAGCAATCGCTTTGTAAGCGATAGGTCGCAGGTTCGAATCCTGTCGGTAGCTCCAATGAGTGCTGATTCTCTGACCTCTCATTCAGCAGTCATAATGATAGGCAAGTGTCACTCCACGGAGAGGCAAGGGTCGGAAAACGTTACAGCCGAGGCGGGAGCTGTTTTCCAACAAAAGAGAGGTCACAAAAATTGAGAGGGGTTAAAGCATGATCGAAAAGAAGCTTGTGCGGATGAAGGTTGCTGACCTGATACCGTACGAACGCAATCCGAGGAAGATTCCTCAGGAAGCCATCGACGATGTCAAAGAGTCGTATATGCAGTGCGGTGTCATTGACCCGATTGAGATTGACGAAAACAACGTCATTCTGAGCGGACATACACGCCGCCTCGCTGCGATTGACATGAAGCTCGATGAAGTAGACGTCTTGAAGGTGTTTGGGCTTACAGAGGAGCAGAAACGAAAATACAGGCTGCTTGCAAACAAGACGGGCGAGAAATCAGGCTGGGACTTTGAGCTGTTGGAATGGGAGCTTGAAGGGCTGGACTTTGACGGTTATGACTTCGGCTTCGACATTGGCAGTGACACCGACTTCGATGACATGTTCACAGATGCACCAGAAAAGGAGAAGAAAGCAAAGACAGTCACCTGCCCTCATTGCGGTGAAGAGTTTGAGCTTGAATGAGAGTATTCCTTGCCGGAACAGCTTCGAGAAAATGGGTGCTGTATGAAAATCTTTCTTGCAGGAGGCAACGGGAAGAACCAGATTCTTTCGAGAATGCTCGTAAGAGAGAGAGAGAGAGAGAGACGGTGACGCCGCCGGGGTAGCTGATGAAAATATATCTTGCCGGCGTAGCTCCGTGGAGGGGGGGGCAAGACAGAATATATGATGAGTCGTATAAAACGTATCGTCCATATATCCTTGAATCCTTCTACTACGCCGATGCGGACACGGAAAGGCTTTTGCCGTATTTTGGAGACTTCCTTCTCGACAGTGGTGCGTTCACGTTCATGCAGAGCAGCAAGAGCCATGTGAACTGGGAAGAGTATCTTGAAAGATATGCTGATTTCATAAACAGGAACAAGGTTGAGAAGTTCTTCGAGCTTGATATTGATTCTGTTGTCGGATATGCAAATGTGCTGCGATACAGGAAAAGACTTGAGCAACTAACCGGAAAGCAGTGCATCCCGGTCTGGCACAAGTCACGAGGCATAGAAGAATACAAGAAGCACTGCATTGATTATTCTTATGTTGCAATCGGTGGTTACGTTGTAAAGGAGATCACTCCGAAAGAATACAGCCACTTCCCAGCAATGATTGAGTTTGCGCATAAGAACAAAAGCAAGGTTCACTGCCTCGGATATACAAATCTTGCAAATCTCAGGAAACACCACTTTGACAGCGTTGACTCAACTGCATGGACAACAGGAAACCGTTTTGGGTATATCTACAGGTTTGACGGCAAAACCATCAAGAAAGTAGAAGTACCAAAAGGAAAACGTCTTGCTAATCCGAAGAGAGTTGCGCTGAACAATTTCAATGAATGGATAAAATTTCAAAAGTATGCGGAGACGCATTTATAAGAAAGTGAGGAAACCACTATGAAAAAAACCGATGTGAAAAGACTCGGGAACAATGAAGGTGTAACGTTGATCGTCATGCATCCAACAGCTTGCGTTAAGTGCCAGCTTGGTCAAGATTGGTACAAGTGCGAGTTCGAGGTTGATTTCATTCCGAACGGCTATTATCCAGACTATATGGAAGTCGAAAGGTTTGTTGAGGAAGAGATTGACGGCAAAGAGCTGAATATCGAACAAGCAGCCAAGGTCCTGTATGACTTCCTGAAAGAAACGTATGAGCCGAGCAGCCTGAGTGTCAAAAACCACATTAAGGGATGCAAGACGCATTTTGACGTTGATGTCTATGTGGAGGAATAAACAATGAACAGTGCTATCCTCTTCGGTGAAGTCATCGTCATTTTTAGTTTGCTTATGCTTTGCTATAAGTTCTTCGGGAAAACCGGAACGATTGCATGGGTAGCAATAGCAACAATCCTTGCAAACGTGATTACAGCAAAGAACGCAAACATCTTCGGTCTCAGCACAGCGATTGGAACCGTGATGTTCGCGAGTACATTCCTTGCCACTGATATTCTGACAGAATACCACTCAGTTAAGGACGCAAAGACAGCAGTTTATATGGGGCTGTTTGCAGATGTGATCTTGATTGTCTCAACTCAGATTGCGCTCATGTACAAGCCAAGCGAATTTGACTATGCAGACGGAGCAATGCAGACATTGTTTGCACTGAACCTTCGAATCAGTATCGCATCAATGGTGATGTATTTCGTTTCAAACCTTGCAGACGTTTACCTGTTTCACAGACTCAAGGAGAAAAGCAAGGGGAAGAAACTCTGGCTTCGGAATAACGTGTCAACGATCCTCTGCAACTGTTTAGAGAACTTTGGGTTTATCTTCCTTGCGTTCGTTGGCATCTATGACGGAGCAACGATCCTGACAATAGCTGCCAGCACATCAATCATTGAAGCGATTGTCGCACTGTGCGATACTCCGTTCCTGTATCTTGCTGGCGGCATAAACCGTGCTACAAGCCATTTTAACGCTTCAACGTGAATTTATACTACTTAGCTAAAGAAATTAAATACAAGCGGATTATAGCGGCAATACGAGCGAATTAAGATGGAAGAAAGATTCTACCATAACAGAAAGTGGCTAATGATTCGTCAATCAGTTCTCAGGCGTGACGGGTATCTTTGTCAACTGTCGAAGCGATACGGAAAGATGAAGCAAGCGAACACGGTGCATCATATCTTTCCTCGTGATGAGTTTCCTCAATACCAATACGAGCTATGGAATCTTATCAGCCTGTCAGCAGAGAAGCACAACGAACTGCATGACAGGAATACCAACGCTCTGACTGAGCAAGGCATCGACCTACTGAGGCGCACAGCAAGACGGAAAGGCATTCCTGTTCCGATGAGGTATCAGAAATGAAAGGACTTTACTATTGCAATCCGTTTCTTAATATAAGCTGCAGGAAGAGCAACTGCTATATCAACGACGGGCCGTGCCACATGACATATAAGAGAGAGTGCGCATTAACAGATAAAGATGGTGAGCCATTGAAAGCACCAGATATTGATGGTGCATACGACGGTACGCCCCCCATCGACAGCTGAAAAAGCAAAACGCTATATGACCGGGGTGGACAAGTTTTTATATACACGAGGGAATTTTTTAGAAAAGGGTATCAAATTTATATAAGAACTAATGCAAGTTTCAGAGAGGTCTACAGCAAATCAGGTGAACGACTATGGAAAAAGCAGAATGGATTAAGAGGATCACAGCGGCGTGTGAAGAGGTCGGGACATATCGTCCAGCGTTCAACAACGTTATTGAAACGCTTGCAGACATTCTCGAACGGCGAGACCAAGCGCAGAAAACGTTTTTCGATACTGGCGGCAACGTTATTGTCACGCACACGAACAAAGGCGGCAACAAAAACATCGTGAAGAACCCTGCATTAAATCTTGTAAACGAATTGAACAGGGATGCTCTGGCTTATTGGCGTGACCTTGGCTTGACTCCATCAGGTCTGAAGAAACTGAACGCAGATGTTGTACAAGACAAAGGTGGAACAGGGCTTGAGCAAATCCTTGCGAAGCTTACCGAATGATAACCCACTATAAAGCCGTTGCTGTGCGCTACGCTAACGATGTTGTATCGGGGAGCATAATATCAGGGGCGGAGGTTATCGCTGCTTGTAGGCGATTTCTGAGCGATCTGGAGCGGGATGATCTCGAACTCAGAGAACACGATCCCGATCTCGCAATCAACATCATGCAGACAACGCTTGTTCACGCTCAAGGTGAAGACATCGAGGGGAAGCCGTTGCTCGGCAAGCCGTTCATGCTTGAGCCGTGGGAAATCTTTATTGTGTTCAATCTTCTTGGATTCTACTACAAAGGAACGAACAAGAGGAGATTCAATGAAGCGTTCATAGAGGTAGCGAGAAAGAACGGCAAGACTTCATTTATTGCCGGGCTGGCGTGGGCTGTGGCGATTATACAGCGGCACTCTGGCTCGGTATGTTACATTGTAGCCGCCGCATTGAAGCAGACGTTGCAAGCGTTCCACTTCCTGACGTTCTCCTTGCAGTACCAGAAGATTGACAGCATGTTCGATATTCATGACAACAGCTTCGATCATTCGATTCGGTACACGTTCAGAAAGCCAGATGGTACACCAGACGGCAAGATTGAGATCATTGCAATGCCGTCAAACCCGGATTCACAGGACTCGTTCAACTGCAATTTCGCAATCGCTGATGAGGTAGCCGCTTACAGAAAACCGGCGCAGTATAACCGATTCAAAGAAGCCCAGAGCGCATACACGAACAAGCTGATGATAGGAATAACCACAGCAGGTGACAACATCAACAGCTTCGGTTATGGTCGGCAAGAGTATGCGGTCAAGGTTGCAACAGGGCTTGTGAAAGACGATGCTCTGTTTTCGTTTGTTGCGAGAGCGGATCAGGATGAAAAGGGAAACGTGGACTACACGAACCCGATACAGCATCAGAAAGCGAATCCGTCTTATGGCGTGACCAAGAGACCGCAAGACCTGTTGAACGCATCTTTACAAGCGCAGAACGACCCACAACAGAGAAAAGATTTCCTGTCTCGTGAACTGAACATATACACGACAGCAATGCAAGCATACTTCGACTTGGCGCAGTTTAAGAAGTCGGATGCTCAGTATGACTGGAGTCTGGAAGAACTCGCAACACTTCCGATTGACTGGTACGGCGGCGCAGACCTTTCAAGAGTTCATGACCTCACAGCGGCGGCCTTATACGGAACGTATAAGGCAACTGATATAATTATCACTCACGCCTTTTTCCCACTCCCAGAAGCAGCGAGAAAAGCAGATGAAGATAATATCCCTCTGTTTGGCTGGAAAGATGATGGCTGGCTGACAATGTGCAACAGTCCAACCGTTAACTATGCTGATATAGTCAACTGGTTCATTGAGATGCGAGAAAAAGGCTTCAGAATCAAAGAGGTCGGTCACGATGAGAAGTTTGCTGGGGAAGAATACATCCCGCTCATGAAAGCGGCTGGCTTCAAGATCGTGCATCAGCCGCAGTTATACATTCTGAAGTCAAAAGGCTTCAGGCACATTGAGAAAGCTGCAAAAGACGGAACGCTGTATTATCTGCATTCGGAAGCGTATGAATACTGCGTGGCAAACGTTCGAGCGATTGAAAAAACGGATGACCTCATCCAATATGAGAAAGTGATGCCGGAGCAACGAATTGACTTGTTCGATGCTTCGGTGTTTTCTTGCATCCGAATGTTGGAGGCTGGTATGAAAAGAAACAAAGCACGAAAGTGGTTTGGGGAGTGAGTACATGGGGAGAATTAGAGATTTCTTTTTCCAACAGAAGAGGGAGAAAGCCGACCCTGTTGCGCTGTGGCTAAAAGACGGTGATATTGACTGCCCGGGCTACGTCAGGCTGTCGGACAATCCAGAGATTCAGACGGCATGTCTGAGAATAGCGGAACTGATTGGAAGCATGACAATCTACCTCATGTCGAACACCGACAGGGGTGATGAGCGGATCATCAACGAGCTGTCACGGCTGATTGACATTACACCGAACGGCAATATGACCCGATCGCATTGGATGACCATCAACGTCATGAATATGCTCTTGTATGGGCGAGGAAACGCTGTCTGTGTTCCTCATACCTATGAGGGCTATATACGAAGCCTTGAGCCGATCACGGCAAGCAGGGTGTCGTTTATGCCTGTAGGAACGTCATACAGAGACTACAGGATTCTGATTGACGGACAAGCTCGTGACCCGGCGAACGTGATGCACTTCGTTTATAACCCTGATCCTGTATATCCGTGGAAAGGTCAGGGCGTACAGGTAACGCTGAAAGACATAGCGAACAACCTGAAGCAAGCGCAGAAGACAGAGAATGCCTTCATGGCGAGTGAATGGAAGCCGAGCATCATTGTGAAAGTGGATGCGTTGACGGATGAGTTCGCTTCCCCGGCAGGGCGTGAGAAACTTCTTGAGAGCTATGTCAAACCGTCACGGACAGGAGAGCCGTGGCTGATCCCTGCGGAGCAGTTCCAAGTTGAGCAGGTGAGGCCGTTAACCCTTGCTGATCTTGCGATCAAGGACACGGTCGAGCTTGACAAGAAAACGGTCGCATCTGTTATTGGTGTACCGCCGTATCTTCTTGGCGTTGGGACGTTCAACAGGGACGAATGGAACAACTTCGTTCAAACGAAGGTCCGGGCCATTGTCCTGAACATCCAGCAAGAAATGACACGATGCTTGATCATTAACCCAAAGTGGTATCTGTATCTCAACTATTGGTCGCTGATGGATTACGACTTGAAGTCAACGTCCGATATTCTCCTCGCTGGTGCTGACCGTGGCTTTGTCTGCGGTGATGAGTGGCGAGACAGGATGCACCTC